TTCCTTTTTCACTTTTCATGCTATCAATTTTCATTTGATATTTGTCATGAATATAATGGAATAATTGCTGTGTGTGAAGTTTTGTATTAACAATCTTTTCACCTTCACGAACCTTTTTATTATTGAAGGTATTGATTGCTTGGTTTAGTTCTTCATTATCTTTAATAGCATTTAGCGTCTTAGCATCAATTTGGTGGAACAACCGACCAGCCTGAGAAAGAAGTGCAGTAACTGCGTCCGACTCTCTTTTGGTAAAGGTGGCTGTTCCAGAGTAATCTTTATAATTTGCGTCATCCATCCAAACGTTTGGATTCTTTCTAAACTTACGAACGATGTTCTGACCAAATGCAGCACGCATGGTTTCAAAACTTGTTCCAGTATAAGCAGTGTGCCAAACTACACCTATTTTCGCTTTTTGGATTTGTTGCCCAAGTGACGAAGTGACAGGTACAGCATAAACGATAGTATTAGGATGAAAGGTAACGTAGTTAACACCATCAATCTTTTCTCTCTTTTTGTCATTGGTGAACATTAGATCACCTTGATAGACACCAGAGGTAATACCGAGTTTACTGAATTCAGCTAGTGCCACTTTGAGTTTTGCTGCTAGATCACCAGAAGTGTCAGCATCAATATCTTTATTGGTTTTATAAACTTTCGGATCTTTGTTGAATACGCCCTTTTTAGCGACAAAGAATTTCTTGTCACGAGGATCGATTCCAGCAAAAATAGCAGGAGCACCGTCCCACTTAACTGTGGCAGATACTTTTGAAGTAGCATTACCAGAAAGCATATTACGAAGATCACGCAAGAAGTTGATAGCAGTACGTGCACCATCAACACCACCGTCCAAGACCAAGTCTTCAACGTGTGTCATGTGTGTATTCTTTTGTTCAGTAATCAGTTCTTTTAATGTTTTCATCTTATCGTCTTTACGCTTCCATCTGGATTTGCGAAGTATGCTTCAAACTTCACAGTAGGAAATTGAGTTTTCAATCTAAGGAAAGTTCTTAGATTTGACATTGAGTCATCAAAGAGACGAACCTTTTTGAAATCGCCACCTTTGAGGTATTTACTAATAATCACTGCTTTCTTCTCAGCTGGAAGATCAATGTCAGTCATATTACCAGCACGTTCAACATAAACCTTGTCAATCGGAAAACCGTATTTTCTAAATGTCGCTAGAAACTTGTCACGATTGTCAAAGTTAGCACGAGCAGTAATGATAATAGTTCTGCTAAGAGGATTGTTCATTCTATTAACAATCTCCTTTGCTTTATTTATCATTCTAGTGATAGGTCGTGATTCTTTGTAGAATTTTGCAGCGTCTTTGAATTCGCTGTAATCGAATGATTCACCTGCCTTTAATCGGTAGGTGTTATATTCAGCATTGGTAAGTTTTTTAACAACTTTACCAGCTTTCTTTACGGTAATTTGAGCAGTTGTATGAAAGAGTGTATCATCGATATCAAAGATATTCAATGATCCTTTACTTTCATCTCTAAACTCTCTAAAACTTTTCATCTTTTCCTTCATCATAGGTATATTCTACAACAGAAAAACAAAAAAGTCAACACTTTTCTGGAAGTTTTTTCTGCTTTTTTCTATTTATTTTGCCTGTAGAATCAGGCTTTTAGCGTCAATAATGTCGCTAATGCTGGTGTAGACCCCTGAATGACGATTCGGACAAGGTTTTTCTGTCGAGTAGCACCCTCAAATAACTTCGGATACCCTTCTCGAGTCTTTGAGTTATAGACGATTTTCATATCTCCAGCAGGTTCAGAGTCCACATCACGTTTACGAACACGGAAGTAGAAGTCTCCAATCTTCTTCTGATACTGTTCAATTGTGTAGAAACTGCCATTGAGATTGAGTGTAGATCCAGCTTGAGTTGGACGAACATCCATATCACCCACATACATATGAGTTACTGGACCACCCATTGCTGGTGTTCCTTTTAGGATTTTCTCAACATAATTATTAGGGATCTTGATATACAAATCAGGGATAGAATCAATTTTTACTACGTCACCATCCTTCAAACCTTTGGACTTGAGATAGTCTTCAATCGTAGCATAGAGTTTAGTAACGAGTTCAGGAACAACAACCCTAAGACCAGCAACACCACCACCTGCTAGAGATGGAGCAGAATTACCTTTACATGATACACCGTGTTTCGTTCCACGCTTGTCTACCACATAAACATCAATATATGGTTCTTTACCATTTGGAGCCATCCCTGTCTTTTTCTCTGCAGAGATAACTTCAGGAATACCGACAGCAGTTCGGAAAGTTGGAATCTTAACATAGCCTGTTGGAAACACTGCTTCGTTGATAGCATCAATCAGACCAAGTTCTTGTCGTTCGGATCCACCACCACCAGACTTGGCAGCAACACCACCCATGTCTTTATCTTTATAAAACTCAGTGAAGTTTCTCATTCGTGGAGCAGACATTGGACTGTCTACTTCAATCATTAGTTTACGCTGTGCGTCTCTGTCTTCACAGAATACAGTCACATCACCTTCGTTGAGATTCTTTTTGAATTGTGTGTCCTCGCTAAACTTATAGCGACCAGTACACACTTGTGGTTTGCCGTTGGCATCACCTAGTTTGAATTGCCCTTTACCATTGACACGAGCAACAAACTTTGATATATTATCACGCTTGAGCAAATCTGCCTTAGTCAGTTTTGCCATATCACTTCCTCATAAATTGCTTGAAGTCTACAAATGTATTTGTTTTGCCTTGTGGATTCTTACCACCAGTGTCAGCGAAAGTAATCGTTCCACGAACAAACACTTTACCATCTGGACCAGTGAAGTTAATAAACGCATTGTTGGTTGTACCATTGCGTTGAATTGAAAGACTGAAACCCTGTTGAAGTTGCTTCATCAATGCCTGAAGTTCACGACTCTCACGAGATGAGATAATACCCATCTTTCCTGGAGTTCCAACTGCAGCATAGAAATCATCTTCTCCATCGAAACCTAGCATCTTGAGCATACGCTCATTCATTTCTTTTTTATGTTGCGGATAATACGTCTTAAAAATGCGAGAAATAACAGCAATAACGTCACCGTGTGTACCCTTTGCGGTTTTACGAGCAGTTGCTTTATCAGCACCTGCCTTCATTTCAGCACCAATGATGTTTTGAAGTCTAAGAAGTTCACGCATGTCTTCCATTGAACCAAAGTCCTTAGCAAACTTGGTAACAAAATCTTCAGATAGACGTGGGAGTTGATCAGGATGATCGTAGAATAATGTTTTAATAAGTGAAATGAATGTTGAATTTGATAGGTTGATTGATGCAGATTTGTATGCTTTCAGCGAAGCCATTACACGATCAACAACCTGCTTTTGTGAGTCTTTAGTAATATGAAGAACCAAGTCTGCTTTTGTCTCACCCTTACCAGAGTCGCCAGTCATCTCAATATCAAATGTAAGTAGTGGAAGATCCTCTGCTTCAGCAGTAATGTCTTTATAGATCTGCTCACCCATAACTTTACCTGCAGCTTCCTGTCGTTGGATCTCTGCAGCAGGTGCTTTCAGACGGATTAGTTCTTGTTTCTTTTGACTGTATACACGAGTGGTTGCTTGAAGTGTGGAACGAGGTGTAACACGTGCACCTGCGTTTTCAAGAACCCTTGCTAGTTCCATGGCAGTTGAGTATTCAGAAAGATACCCAAGTCTTGATTTTAGATCGACTTCTTCATTCACGACATAATCTGTTAGTTTGATTGAAACCTTACGACCAAATCCTAGTCTGCGAAAGACTTGACGGAGTTTGGCTACAAACCCTGCGAAAATCGCACGGACATTAAAAAATTCATCAATTTGTTGATGTTGTTTGAAACCTAGCATGTGTAATCCAGTCGGTTAATAATAGTTCTCTGGATTATTTATACAATGTTCTTACGCCAGATTTCGTCCGCTAATGTTTCTTGGAGTTCATACGCTTCCTTTTCCCAAGGAAGATCGCTATACTGTGTCTTGGCTGGAACCGTCTCTTTCTTCCAACGATAGTCGCCATTTTCTTTACAAGTTCCATCCATCTCTTTTTTGGCGTATTGTTTCATGTGAACCATCTCGTGACAGATTGTGCAGATAAACTCACGCAGAGTTTGATCCTTTTCGAGTTCTAATTCATAATCATTGATGGTGTCACCCATCATACAATAACCAGTAGCATCGGATTTGATAGTGCCGATTTTTACATGGATCTCTAAATTTTTATGGCGAGGTAATAATTGGTCGATGCAGTACGCTACAGATTTATGTGCAATTTCCCTTAGAAATTTACTGCCACCTTCTACAAATACTAAATTCATGCTTCCTCCATCCAATGAATAGAGATATTATACCCCATATTCATCGAATTGTCAAGCATTATTTTTTGACAATTCCCTCAATAAAATCAATGATTTTTTGAGTATCTTCTGGGGTTTCGTGATTAAATTCTGTAACCAGTGAGGGATCTCCTGTAAGCACTGATCCAGAGAAGTTATCTATGATATTCTGAACCTTAGTCCGACGACCATTGATAAAGGTTTCTGATTGATCAGAACCACGATCTTTGTAGCGTTGTTCACGCACTGCGTCTGGAACAGTCAGAACGATAATATGAACATCGTGTCCGAGTTTCTCTGCTTCTTGGAAGAATTTGACAGATGTCAAACGATCACCCTCAAAGATATTTACATCGTGACTAGGATTTTGTAGGTATTCTATGGCTACAGGTTGGACTGCCATTGACAGTTTATCAGTTCCAGCGAATGTATCACCTTCCTCATACTTACCAAACAGACGAATGCTTGATTCTGGATTGACCATAGTGTCCAGAAGTTTCAGTGGAGTATCTTTAACCCACTCACGCTTCTCGATCCACTCTCGCATCATCGTAGTTTTACCAGTTCCTGGCATACCAACAATACCAATCAATTTCACTTTCTTCATAATGTTCCCTTCGATTTTCTTGATGCCGATTTCGTCTGCAACACCAACTTGTAAGTTAATAGCCATATTATACCCTATCTTTCAATTATACGCAACCAGTTGGTTTAGGTAAACCACCATACTTTGCAATCTGTTTCTTTGGACCAGTTTTCCATGCCTCATAAAGACCCTTTGCTTTACGATCCATGCCAAGTGCCTTACCAAAATCTTTGACACGTGGAACCATTTGTGTATCATCATACATTTCTCTTGCTTTAACAATATGTGATACTTGTTCTTCAGTTAATGGTTTACCATCTTCTTCTGCCATAGCGTGTGCTATATCCATAGTCCACTGTGACATGTCCAACAAGAAACCATCACCATCTCTTTCAGGGATACTCATACTTCGTTCCTCCACTCATAGTTACCGACTTTCCAACGCTGATCAGGAGTTCCTGCTTGTCCCTTCTCATCAGGGTTGAATGTGTTGCGTGGATTTACTACGTTGTCCTTGTTACCACCAATTGTATGATCTAATTCATACTGCTTTCCATATTTTATCCTTTCAATCATAATTTTCTCCAGTTAGAAAAAAGATTCAAGTCCAACCGACCTTGCATTTACATCATCATACATCCAATCAAGACGCATGATGTCACCAGTGCGAACAAAGTATGAAAATAGTTCTTTGTCTACACCACGTTTGTTATCCAGTCTAGGATCAATTGTCTCGTTTCTGGATTGCCACAAGACTTCCCACTCAATACCATACCAACCATCTTGTTCAACTTTTTTGATTTCGTCTGCTTGTCGATCTAGATAGTATCCAAGATAGCGACCATGATGTTCACGGAAGATTTTCTTGAACGAGCAAAGACATGTTTCCATCGTAAAGAAATCTGCCTCAGATGCTAGTTCAGGATATCGCTCTCGTACCTCGAGTAGAATTTCAGTAGCTTCTCCCTCAAGTAATCCATAGTCTTTATTGTCCAGTTTTCTATCGTAGTCACTATCCCTGCCAAGTGCGAGGAGTAACCCATTACGATGAGAACGAGACCCACTATAATCATCAAGCATGAGAGAAGTAGGATCCATATCAATTCCAGCAGTATGACGAAGGTGCTGTAAATAAAACCAAGTACTGTAGCGACCAAACTTATGGAGGCTCCCTTTAACAGTTCCCCATAGATTGTCGAATGTTTTGGCTGGATCCGAGTCCAGAAGCGAATCAAAACGTTGTCGCTGAGTACCGTTGCCGATAAATTCTTGATAACTTGCGAACATCGTGGGGAGATGCCCTTTATTCCATTTTGTATCGGTTTGATAACGTAGTCTTTTATAGTTTTCACTGTTCCACTTCTCCATTCTATCAACAGTCGCCAACTCAAAGTCTGGGAATTCATTGATCAATACCCAAGCAGTTGGCAGATAGTAGGTGTTGCCATACAACCAAGCCAACCAGAG